GACGCTGCCGAAGGTGTCAGAATGACACCTATGCAAAAACGTTCCGCTGCCGCAGCGCTCGCCGTAGCGATTGCTGCGCCCGCCGAAGGACTGCGCCAATGGGCGTACTACGATCCTGTCGGTATCCTGACTACGTGCATGGGCCATACCGGTCCTGATGTTGTGAAGGGCAAGAAATACTCGCTGGCAGAGTGCGACGCGTTTCTGACCGACGACATGCGCGAAGCGATTCAGATCGTTGATCAGTGCGTTCCTGGCTTGCCGGTCGAGATGCTTGCTGGGTTCGGTGACGCAGTGTTCAACAGTGGGCCGAAGATTGCCTGCGACACGAAGAACAGCACGGCCGCACGGCTGTTGAAGGCGGGGAATTACGTCGCCGCGTGCAACCAGCTTCCACGCTGGAACAAGGCGAAGGTGTTGGGTGTCATGGTTGAGTTGCCCGGATTGACCATCCGACGCGGGAAAGAACAGGCCCTGTGCCTTCAAGGAGCAACAACATGAGCGTTATTCCGTTATGGGCGAAGGTTTTGGTCATCGCCGTGCTTGTCGCGATGGCGGTATTCACCATCAACGCGCTGGATCAGTCCAGGCAAAAGATCGGGTACAATAAGGCTGCCGCTGAGTACAGTGTAAAACTGCTCGGGGCGCAGGAAGATGCAAGAGCCCAAAGCGATGCGTGGATCGCCAAACAACTGAAAGAAAGAGAGATCACCAGTGAGCTACTTAATGCGCGCGATGCTAAGTATCAGTCTGCTATCAACACTATTGGTGGGTTGCGCAACGACCTCACCAATATTGGCAACGGCCTGTCCACAATTACCGCTACCGCCTGTCGCGCAAGAATCGAAGCCCTCAGTTCCGTATTTGGAGAGTGCGCAGAGCGACGTATTGAGGTGGCAAAAGCGGCTGCAGGACAGCTTATTGATTCAATGAGTTGCCGCGCACAGTGGCCAACGAAATAATTTGATATTGCGCTTGACACAAATATAACTTTTAGTTATATTTCCTTCCGCGCCCTTCGTGACGCACTGTACGGCACGTGACCTGATGGCCAAGTGGGCAACAAAGTAAAACGGTAATCTCACTTTAACTGTTCATCAGGAGACTCAAATGGCTGCACAAACAATGGCTACCCAAGCCGCACGAATTGGTAAGTGGAAAGGTGAAATCCTTGCCCGCGCAATCCCTTGCGAAGTTCTGCAACTCGCCGGCACGCAAAAGCAAATGCCCAAGAACGTGTCCGACACAGTGGTCTATCGTCGCTGGGTCCCGTACGACGCCGCTGCCGCAAACCCGAACATCCTGATTCAATCGGGCGCAGCGGCTGTTGAAACTGACGCCAGCAATCGCGTCGACACCATGGTTACTGCGAACTTGCTGGCTGAAGGCACCACGCCGACCCCTGAAAGTATTGTCGCCCAAGATATCACTGCGGTGATGAAGCAGTATGGTTGCCTTTACAGCTTTACGGACAAGGTTGCCGACCTGTACGAAGACGACATCTCGGACGCGCTGAAGACCCAAGTGGCTGAGCGCATGACGCTGGTTCGTGAATTGGAGCTTTACTCCAAGGTTCGCGCCAACACCAATCGCTTTTACGGCGGAACCGGCACCACGCTGGCAACGGTTGACGGTAAGCTCACGGCGAAGCTGTTGCGCAGGATTCAGCGCTCGTTGGCCCTGAACCACTCCAAAAAGCCGACTTCGATTCTGGCCCCGTCGCCAAACATCGGCACCAAGCCGATTGAAGCTGCGTATCTGGTGTTCTGCTCGACTGACATTGACGCTGATCTGCGTGACACCACGGCGTTCCCTGGCTACACCCCGGTGGCCGCGTACGGATCGCGCAAACCGATTCATGAAAATGAGATGGGTTCGTTCGAACAGTTCCGCTTCATCGGTTCGCCTGAACTGGTTCCGTTCCAGAATGCCGGAGCGGCTGTCGGCACGACCGGTTGTGTATCTACCGGCGGCACGGATATCGACGTTTATCCGATCATGATTGTCGGCCAAGAAGCCTACGGCACCGTCGCCCTGCGCGGTTCCAAGTCCTTCGATCTGTCGGTGATCCCGGTCGGTAACAAGGATAGCGCTGATCCCCTGGGGCAGCGCGGCTATATGGGTGCCAAGTTCTACGCCGTGAGCGTGCTGCTCAACCAGCAATGGTTGGCAACCGCCCTCGTCGGTGCCGGTGACCTGGTAAGCTAAGCTTCACGTGATGTGACATCGAACCGAGGCAACTCGGTTCGATTTTTACTCAAGGCTTACTCATGGACTACGGCGAACTGTTTGCGGGTTTGACTCGCATTATCTGAAAAAATAAGTTTGGTACATTGCAGCAGTTTTGAGTGCAATCAACCTTTAACATGATTCCATAACAGGAGAACCCAAATGGCAGCAAAAGGTAAATTCGACGCGCCGGAAATCGAACCGGTACAACCGAGCACCATCCTCGGCGGCAACGACACAATCTATGTCCCTGATGCTCCTGAGATCGAGATCATCCCTGGTGCCACCCCTGGTGTCAAAGGTAAGGGTGGCTTGAGCGCGCACGCTCAAGAACTGATCTTCAATGAAGAACTGGTGGAGGTCATGCTTCACGAATCGACTGACGACAACGCCGAGAACCCTGTCTTCACGGCCTGCAACGGGGTGACGCAGTATTTCTACCGTGGTGTCCCACAACAAGTGAAGCGCAAGTTCATCGCGATCTTGGCCTGCGCCAAGGAGCACAACGTCACGACCCCCGAATACACCGGCAGTGACGGTGCCCGCGCGATCAGCATCAAGCGTACGAGTTCATTGAAGTATCCGTTCTCGATCATCAGTGACCCGAATCCGCGCGGCGCAGCTTGGCTCAAGGCGCTACTTCGCTCAGCAACATAAAAGAATGCGGGACTTTAACTCTCCTGTTTGCCCGTGATCTTTTACTCCCCCAACGTCTTTGACTCGGGGGAGTTTTTCTATTATGATCAGTGAAATTTAGCTGTGAGGTAGCTCTGTGAATCTGCTCAAAATGTGTCAAAGGGTATTCTCCGAGGCCGGTATATCGGGCCAGATCACCTCATGTGAAAACCAAACCGGTGAAGCGCTGCGTGTTGTTCAGTGGGTTGCCCAATCCTACAGCGACATCCTCAACGATCAAGGAATGGTGTGGCGCTTCATTCACAAGACCTACACCAAGCAACTCACCGCCGGCAAGGGGGCCTACAGCTTTGAAGAGATAGGCGTCCCGAACGGTGTCCAGTGGGACACGCGAGAAATGCGCGTGGCGGTCAATGCTGACCTTTCCGATGAAACTTTCCTTGAGCACATGCGCTTCCCAGCCTTCAAAGATTTCTGGCTGTTCTCTTCGCGCCGCACTGTTGAGGGGCGACCGCTCAACGTGGCCACGGACAACGAGATGAATCTGCGCATTGCGCCGATACCTGATCAGCCTTATTGGCTGAGCTTCCAAGCTGAAGCGATGGCGCCCGATCTGGTGAGCAATGAAGACACTCCTGTGTTCCCCGAGCGTTACCACATGGCTATTGTGTGGAAGGCCCTGCGCGAGTACGGTATGTTCGAAGCGGCGCCGGAAGTTGTATCTCGCGCAGACACCAACTTGACCAAGGCCCTGTTCAATCTTTCGCTCGATCAAACTGACGAAGTTGTCGTGGGCTCCCCGATATGCTAACCCTTCCGAACATGCCCCCTGTGCAGTACGATACGGTCGTTTTATCAGGTGGTCTTGATCAAGTGACTTCAGCTTATCAGCTTCCACCTGGGGCGCTGCGTGATTGCGTGAATTTCGCCTGCCGGCCGAATGGTGGGTATTACCGTATCCCAGGGTACGAGCGCATTGACGGGCAGGCCGCTCCGAGCGCGGCCAGCTTCATCGCCATCAACGTGACGATGAACCCCGGAGAGCCAGTTCCTCCTGTAGGCTCGGTCGGCAGTTTCGGCAACAGTACCGGCACGGTCTGTTACGTCGATCCCTTCGGCGAGTATGTGGTGGTCACCAAGACAACCGTCACCTATTCGACCTTTGTGCCGGGTCCGATCGACATCGGAGCCGGCACCATTGGCACGGCGACAGGTGTTCATACCCAACTGACGATCAAGCAGAATGCGATCATCAAGGCTGCTGCGGCCAACATCTACCGTGCAGACATCCAGCCGGTGCCCGGGTCCGGCCCGATCCGCGGCGTGCTCTACTTCAAGGATCAGGTGTTTGGCTTTCGGGATAATGCTGGGGCAACGGCGCTCGACATCTATCGCAGCACTCCAACAGGGTGGGAAAAGGTTGATCTCGGCAGCATTTTTAATTTCGACCAACTTACCGCCGAGCCACCGAGCAGCAGTGGTGTCGGTAGCTGGACCATCACGCAGGGTGTAGTCACGGCGACGGTCACCCGCTTCGTTGTCGAGGGTACGACAGGTACTGGTGCGAACCAGCGCTGGAACGGGCGCATAGTGATCAGTTCTGTGACCGGTGGAACTCTATCTGCCGGAGCATTCACGATTGTCGGTGGTGCTCTTGATGGTGAAACTGGAAACCTGCTTGCCCCGCCAGTACCGGTCACGCTACTCCCCGGCGGAAAGTACAACTTCAGCATTGGGAATTTCAGCGGCTACTATGACAACGAGCGTGTTTATGGTGCCGATGGGGTGAATGATGCCTTCGAGTTTGACGGCACCGTCTATGTCCCGATCTCGGTGGATACTCAAGCCAAGCCGACCTACGCGCTTGTGCATTCGAACCACCTTTTCCTCGCCGTGGAAAGCTCGCTATTGCATTCCGCTATCGGAAACCCGTACAACTTTGAAGTTGTCAATGGGGCGGGTGAGATCGGCACTGGTGGCAAGATCACAGGGCTGCTGATCCTGCCAGGCAACCAGGGTACAGCCGCCCTCGAAGTCACCTCGCGCAGTTCGACGTGGGTTCTCTATGGCACGTCGGCACAAGACTGGAAGTTCGTCAATTACAACGTCGGTGTTGGCGCTTTGGACCGCA